GGTATTGGTTTCGTTTAGGATACCGCTAGTTACCTCGACAACGCTGTCTTTTGCAATCTTGATCCCGGTAACGTTTTGTGTATCTACAAGACCAGCCTTCTGAGTAGCACCAAAACCTTTATCGTTATAGACCCAGTACTCTTTCTTGACACGCTTAATAATTGCTTCAGACTGTGGATCTTTTTTCTTTTCGATCTCTTTGACCCTACGTAATTTACGCGGGTCTACAAACCGTAGTTCCAGGATACCCTTCTTGGTATCAGTCTCATCAATGATAACATGGTATCTAAGACGTCCGTCTACATAAAAACGGTTGAATACTTCGTAACCCTTATTAGAAAAATCCATGAGACGAAGTATGTTTGTAAATTCGTCTGTAATTTTTTTCTTGATTGACTCAGGAAATTCTGTATTTTCTAAATTGATATCGACAATCTTACCTTCTTCACTGGTAATGATTGCTTCATTTACAATATCCTCCACCGCAGATGCGACATCTGGGTGTTGTTCCATCATTCGATACTTGGAAATTAGTTGTGCTTCGTTCTTAGCTGCATTATCAAGATCAATATAAGATGCACCAAAAACGCCGCCAGATGGACCAGCGGCAACAGATATGGCACCGTCTTCGTTGTCAGGCTCGACAAACGATACCTTCTTTTCTTCGTCTTCTTCTTTTCGCTTGAGTTCCCACCCAAATAATAGGTTTGGCATATTATATCCCTCTAATAGATTCGAAGTGGGGAGCCGAAGCTCCCCGCTCAGATCTATTTATTAGGCGCCGCCACCGTTACCGGTTACGCCACCACTCACTTCCCACCAGTCGTAGCGGAATGTAACGCCGAATTCTTGGATATCGTTGGTATCCCAGTCTAGCGTAATTTCATCAATAGACTGTGGCCACATGCCGTTGAACTTATACTTACGAAGGATAGAACCATCCTTGCTGTACTGGATAACTTCAGCCTGTGACTTGTAGTTGGAAGCATTAGCACCAACCGTAGTAATGTTTTGACCTGGAAGGTTGATAGCGGCGTGCCATTCTTCCAGAGCATTACGTACCAAGAAGTCTTCGTCGTTTACAATAGTTACTGACCATGGATCATATTCTCTGTTACCCTGGTAATAGAGAGTACGACCAAAATACGGAACTGTAACTTCGCTCATTGTTGACGCTGGAATTGAAGCCGAACGACACATGAACGACATTTTGAGGTCACCCTGTGGGTTGATGGGGTTTTGCACTTGTACCTGGAACAGGGACTGACGTGCACCGCCACCTACTAACTGAGCTCTCATCTCGTTGATATTGAAAGCCATTTGCTTACTCCTCTTTTATCTCTTAGAATCGTCCAGCGATCTCTTCAAACTCGACGCCCGTTCTAACAGCAATGAAGTTCAGCTGAATGAAGTTGATGGAGCGTGCAGGCTTGATGTAGATGTCGCCAACAAATTCGTTGCGGTCGATAATCTCAGGAGTGTTGTTTGTCTCGTCACAGACAACACGGAAGTCGTAAACACCTCGACGACCTTCGACGTCACGGAGGAACGGCTCAACCAAGTTTACAAACTGCGCTCTTGTAAATTCATCGTTAAATTCGAAGAGGCTGAATTTTGCAGCAAGTGCAATGCTCTTCTCAAGAACGATGAACAGACGACGAACGTTGATACGATCGAATGCGCTTGGCTTAGACAACATGGTCTTATCACCAAATAGGAATGTACCCTGACCAACCTGAGAAATAACTGGGTTGACACGATTCTTGTAAATCAGATCACGCTCTGCCTTGTTTGGGTTGAACGGAATCTTGACAACGTTCTTGATGATACCACGGTTGTAACCGGCTGGTGACCACCATGGATCGCGCTGGAAGTCTGTGCGTACACATAGACCAGCAACGTCACCGTTTAGAGGCGTGTAAATATACTTGTCATTGTACTTGTCGTAGCGATACTTGTAACCACTATCAACTACACCGTAGCTGCTGGAAACAAGGTTGCCAGCAAAGTCAACAACGTTAGTAGCTTCGTTACCTGCTGCGTCAACAACATCTTCACGAGCCGGTGAAATAAATGCGATGCAGTCTTTACGAGCTTCACACACATTCTGGACAACGTAGTTAGCAAGTTCTGCATCGTGAGATGTTCCCATTGCTTTACCCATTAGGACAAGTGCAATGTCAACAGCCTCAGCACTCTTGAATTGATCGTATCCTAGACGAACACTTGCTTGATCAATTGTAGCCTCGTCAGATCCATTTGTGCCGCCGTCAAGTGCTGCTAGGTATTCAGTAGACTCGGCAGTGAAATATGCCTTTAGCTCGCTAATAAATGTTGCAGCATTTGCATCGGTAACCGTTACATATCGTGAGCTATCCTGTAGCTTATCGATTAGGTAGTTGTTTGTACCATCATCTGCTTGTGCACCATCTACAAGAGAAACGTTCTCGTAGAGCTCTACAACACTGTTTGCTGTTCCTGTGAACACACCATCTTGGTCGATGACTGCAAGGTGAACATTGTCACCACCAGCATCTGGTGCTTCATCAAAGTAAGCATCAAATGTACTGTTAGCGAATGTTGAGTTGTCAACAATGTAAACTTGAAGTGAGTTACCATACTCACCCGGATACTTTGCTGTAATTTGTGTTGCGGTGTTTGCTGAAGAGACCGCTGTATTACCGTCGCTTACGCGAACAACCCAAAGCGTATTACCATACGCTAGGAAGTCTGCGGCAGTAAAGAATGTCTCTGTGTTATATCCTGTGATTGGCTTACCGAAACGGTCGGTAAGGTCAACCTCAGATGTAACGAGTGTGCGCTCGTCGGTAGGTCCCCACGGAAATACACCTGAAAATGCTGCAGCTGTTGTGCCAACGGCAGGTACAACTGTAGACAGGTCAATTTCGGAGACATTTACACCTGGACTGATTTGGAATCCCATATCTTTCTCCCCTATGGTTTTATTGTATAGGTACTACTTCATTCTCTTCGATATTTATAAAAAGGGAGTGCTAGATAAGCCAGTGAGAGCCTGGAGGATCAAGTATAAACTCGTCTGGTTCTGGCTCGCGGCCGTCGTCATAAAAGCCGAACGGCATCATCATTTCTTCTAACTCTTCCTCGGTTTGTTGACGGAGACCAGCCAATGTGTTGATATCAGTCATCTCTTTGAAGTAAATTTGGTCTGTCAACCAAGCAAATAGTACCAAGCACATAACAGTATCGTCATGACAACCTTGTTCTGCCTGGAACGTATCAGCCTTGCGAGCGAAGGTTGAAAGCTCTTTAGCAGTATCGAGATCTTTCAAAAGCAACTTATCTTGTTCGATAAGCATTTTGAGTGTGTTACAACCGATAGTCTTGACGGTCTTGGTAGTGCGAACACCTCGTTCAACTGTCTTACCAAAGCCGCTTGTAATTCTTCTACCGGCTCGACCGGCGTTTTCACTATGTAGAATATTCTCATATTCAAACTCGTTATAGAGTGTATCTACAACCTGCCCACCAATATCATTACTCTCAACCAATACGTGAGCTTCATTATATGTCTTGGCCACTTGATGAATGATCGAGGCATAGTCCACCGGAGTGATGTAGTTGTCTCGGAAAGTAGCCACTTGTCTATATGGCATCTTGGTAATATCGAGAACCTGGAAGGCACTGTAGTCTAGACCTTTGCCACGACTAGTATCCACCACTACGCTATATACACTCTCTTTGAGAGGATCTTCGTATACTTTGATATTTCCGATCTTCTTCATTGGCTCTTGCCATTCGAGAAGAAGTTGTTTCAGTTTTGAACCAGTGATCAGCGTATTGCTGGATCCATGGAATTCGCACTCAAATTCTTGAGTGAACTGTTCCATGTTATTATCGATACCAGCCAGGGTTTCCTTTTTCCACTTATCATCTCGGCCCGGTTTCAACAAACGCTGTCTCGTCAATATAGAGTAGCTGAACAGTACTACCACGAATAGAGCTCGAGGATGTAGCGCCGGCAAACACCTTACATCCGTTTTCAAGGTGAACAGATCCCTTGTTCCATTCAACAACACCCTGTTGTAACCACTTAGGCAAGCTCTCAAAACTGATCTGGATCCTAGCCAAGATCTCACGAGCACTGTCACCTTTGTTAGCTGTCAAAGCAACGGTCTTATACTCGTTGAATAGAATGTAGTGTAGGATAATGATCGTGGCAATCGTGGTTTTGCCGGCTTGTCTGGACGTGTTGACAGCAACGTAACGACCGTCTTGATATTTCTTGATGATTTCTTTTTGGTAATCATATAGTGTAATCAGTATAAGACCATCATCAGGGTGAACGATCTTGATGTAATTCTCAGCAAAATAGATAGGATCCATTGCACATCTTACATACTCCTGCTGCATTTCAGGAGTCCATTCAATGGCAACACCCTGTGGCTTTAGATTTGTATTACCACGGTAATATGTGTTATCAACTATTTGAGTCATTGTTCTTCATGTCGTCTATCATTTTACGAAGCTGTTCCGTTGTACCATGAAAATGAAGATTATTCTCAATCTTCTCTGGTTGTCTCGGTCCTTCTTCTTCCATCTTCTGTTTCTTCTTATCATTAGATATTGACACTAGGTCTCGATTAGCATCAATAAGAGCTTTCATGATGGTTGATACAACTTCGAATGCCCGGGGATGCTCAGATCGCTTAGCAACCTCTAGCATCTCTTCCATGGCATCAGTTCCACGCTCGATTACTGTATAGAGATTTTCTCGAGCATAGTCAAAATCGTTATCATTGGCCTCGTCAATATTCTTACTACCGTGCTTGACTACATCAATAGTAGTATCCTTGATATCGTCGTATGGAACCATATCCAGTGAATCGCTTATTTTCTTATTCATCATCACTATCCTTTATGACTACGATATAATCCCAGTTATCAGTGAAATTGACGTTTGCATAAGCAATCGTCTGGTTTATATCTGTTGTTGGCTCACCATTGGCTGTAAGTCCAGGCTGTACTGTCACGATATCGTGATATGTATTAGCATTGACTTCGTCTTGGTCATTAGCATATGTATTGACCTGAACAAACTTGATGATCTTCTTATCAGTGACCGGACCAAAGTAATATCCCTTCAGGGTAAAATTCAAAGTCCAGATCAAAGCTCGTCGTTCATCATATTGACCTTCATACGTATC